TCATTCGCTGATCCTTTCCGCCGTGTCGGTTTTTGGTTCTACCCAGTAAGCCTCCGTCTGCTCAATGCGCAATCCCAGGGAGGCCAGCCGTTCGTCATCCAGATCGGCCTTGAGCTTGTCCTTGTCGGGCTTGGGGTCGGACACTTTGAGATAGGAGGTCAGGCCCATTTCCCTGATTCTGGCGCAGACGGCTCCCCAGGTGAATTTGCGGGAGAGTAGTACCAAGGTGGGGTTGCCCAGCCGCCAGCCCCAGCGAGCTTTGCCAGTCTCTCCGGACTTGGAATCACCTTGCAGCAGAGTTTCCCGGTTGCGGGTAGCGTATTGCTCGGCCTGGGCCAGCTTGACGGTAATCTGGTTGTTGAGACCTTTAATCACGCCGCCGTATTCTTCTCGGGCGGCCAGGATGGCCTTGTCCAGCTGGGCCTGTGCCTTGTCTCGCTTGACAGTCAAATCGGCAATCTTGTCCAGACATTGTTCATATTCGGCCAATGTGGACAGCCCGGTGTTGCGTGTTGTTATTTTAGCCATTGTTGTGTGTACGTTTTTTGTTAAGTGATTTTTGCTTGCGGTGGATTGTTTGGAGAACATCTTTCAAGGTCCGTTTGGGGTCAGTAATCCAGTCATAGAATTCTTGTCCCTTGACCGGAATCCATACATCCCCAACCTGCTCTAGCTTGATGGCAACTTTCCCAGGCCAACGGGAATCGCAGTTTGTCCAAGCGTTACCAAGACCGGGGAAACGGTTTAATTCCATGCAGATTTTTGTGCAGATAGTTTCAAGTTCAATGGTCATTTTTTTTGTCCTCAAGATTTTTTCATTGATAGCAATGCGCCATTTTATCTGTTTAGAGGAAAGGTTCCTCTTACGCCATGTTTCAGAATAAAATATATATTCGGTATTATTAATAGTTTTGTTGATCAGTGCTTCCTGTAAACATGATAGATTAAGTGGTTTAGTAATATCCTTCAGAACTCTCCGCATAGCGGAAAAATTTTTGGATACATCAATATTTAGAATTTTTTTCACACAACAGTTTCCTACAATGAGAGAAATTCCGTTGTGAATATTTCTGATTACACAATGCTCAATGATGAGATGGCCGCAAATACACGTTCCAAATTCTCCGTCTTCGGGAAAATACGTTTCTACGTGTTTCCATTCCAATTTAGCAAGGTGGAAATTTCGAGATACGGAACATGCCAGCAGTTTTGACTTGAATCGACGAATATGGGAATTATTCATTTTTTTCTTTTTTCTGTTCGTGAGGTATGCATGAAATGCGCCCTCACTATTCAGGAGCATTTTCAAAATACATTTTTCCCTCATATATTTCCCTCTCGTCTCTTTCTGAAAACGGCCGGTTTTCTCATTTGATCACTTTTCTGCCACTAGATCTTTCATGATAGCTATGATGATCAGAGGTTAGTTTTTTCTTGCTGGATCATGGTTTCCTACAAGGAATATCTCATCCTCGAGTAACCGTCTGAGCAGGTGTATGGCGTCGCCAAAGTGCCGCAGTTTTTATTGTTGTTGGTGCCGTACATGATCGTGGTGTGGTTATGAAACTTGATCATCATGAAGGGCGATCAGGCGGGTAAGCTTGCCCAGCATGGCGTCCCGTTGGTCTGCGGGGATGTTCACGGGCCAATCCTGGCCCGTGCGGATGATGTGCTGTAGTTTGTTCCTTTCCTCCCAATCCACCACGATGCGGACGCATTTGCTGTCTGCCCGCATGGTGGCGGAGGTGATGTGGGTGCGGATGTCCAGCGTGCCGTTGGCATACCGGATCAGGGCAATGTATAAAGGCGCGGGCATAGTCAGGAGGCAGTGGCCAGTTTTTCCAGTTGTTTGTGGACGGCTACAAAATAGCCCCATGTAAATTCCTTGCCGGCCTTGCGGGCGGTCGTGGCGCCGGAGCGCATGCGCTTGGTATAACGTCCTAGGCCGTACTGCTTGACCATTTCCTGCACGATTTTGAGCGTGGCCGGGTCGGGGTCCGGCAAGCCGAACGCCTGCCAGACGCGCTGCTGGTCGGCATAGGTGATGTTCTTGGGCAAGTAGATATTGATGCCGCGCAGGATGGTCTGGCTCAACACTCCTTCCCAGCTCGCAGGCATCCCATGCCATTTTACCTGTCCGTTTTTGGACTGCCCGGAAAGGGTCTTCCCCCATACATCCGTGCCTACCAGGGCCATGCCGCAATGCGTTTCATCATAGATTTCCCTCAGGGTTTCTATGGTTTTGAGGCCCCGCGCTCCGGTCATGCACACCTGATGCACTTCGTCAAAAATCAGGAGATGGGACGGAGTAACCGTCTGCTTGATACGGTCCACCATCTTTTCATAGCGAAGGTTTTGCCCAAGGCCCAATTCACGGGCAATCAGGTTCACGACACGCAAGGCGGATGGGGACGTGGGTATGCGTACCAGCACCACACGGCTTGTGTCGCAACCGGCTTGACGGTCGGCAATATCCTTGCGCCGCTTGTATTCTTCGCAAGCCCAGGTTTTGCCGATTTGAGGGTTCCCCACCAAGCTGACAATCTCCTGGTACTCCACGGAGTATTCAAATGCCTGGGTGATTTTGCGGAATATGTCCGTATCAACAAAAGGAATGCCCGCAACCCACGTTTTGTTGTTGTACCTGCGCCGGAAGTTGGCAATGCTGTTCACTACCTGGTCCGGAGCGGCTTCCCGGCTCTCATAAAAGAGTTTGGAAAGCGTGGAGGGGGAATAGCCCACAGTTTCGGCGGTTTGCTTGAGCGTCCATTTTTCCTGTTTGGCCGTCGCCACCAGCCAGGAAAGCAAGTCCTTGGTCCGTGGATCGTAGCCGGATGCCGCCAGTGATGCGGCGTAATTGTCCCAGAGGGATTCGGTTGTTTCTATTGCGTCCATATTGTTATTGGTTTGGTTGTTGTTTGAAAAAAGAGCTTTAGCCGGGGATCATGTCTTCCAGGGAAAGGTGATATTCCGCTCCTGCTTCTGGCTCCGGTTCGTCTTCCCTGTCAGGCAAGGATGGAGCGGCGAACACGTCCACGCCGGGGACAGAGGGGGCGCCGGGCAGCGCGTCCCGGTCATCCGGGAGAACGTCAGGCTGCTGGCGCGCCAGACGGAGCACGGCATCATTGTGTTCCTTGAGAGCCGCCGCGCTTTCCCTGGCGGGGGCATTGCGGACTTTGTAGTCCATCATCAGATCAGCGCGGCGGGAAGCGATCAGGCCCATTTGGGATTTCACGGCGTCCTCGTCGTTCCGGGCGGCGGCCACGCTCAACGGAGCCGCCCCCAGGATGCCGCCGCGCTTGTCCAGCACGATCACCGTGTCCGGCTTGAACGGGTTGATCACTACGTCGTGCTTGTCGTCCGCCAGTTCATGGCGGCGCCCGTCGTCAAGGTCTGTATAATAGGCGTGATAGATGCGCGGTTCCGGGGAAAGCGTTTTGTCCTGCAAGGTCATGTACCCCCGTTTGACGGTCAGGGTACGCACCTTTTCCGGTCCCAGCAGGGTGACGTACAGGTCCAGCGGTATGCGCCAGAGTTGCTTTTTGCCCTGTTCCCACACGGCGGAGGGAGACAGGCGCGTTTCCCGGAGGCGGGAGGGATCGGCCAGCACCAGCGCGCGGATGGCCTGCCATGCCTGCAATTCCGCCTGTCCCCTGGTGGGATCGGGAAGCTTGTTCTCCGGCGTCCAGACGCCTTCCGCCAGCGCGTACTCGCGGATCATGTGGCCGCATTCCCGCCAGCCTTCCAGCATGTGGTTGGTGCGGTTGTTGATGATGGCGTACACGTCCCGCAGAATCAGACTGAACTGGTAAAAATCCAGGAAGGGGGATTTGATCATGTCGGCATACTCGCCCAGGCGCGGCAGCGCCTTGCACAGCTGGTTCTGGTAGGCGATCATGCCGTCGGTGCTTTCCGGCTGGCGGCGGTCGCGGCCTGACTGTCCGGGCAACGCCCCCAGCACATTGTGAATCAGGCTGTGCAAGCATTCGATCATGGCTTTATAACGGGGATTACCCGCGCCGCGTCCGGCCCAGCCGCCCATCAGGGCGTTGCCGGCTCCGGTTATGCCGCCCATGCCCACGCGGATCACGCCGCCCGTGCGGTCGTGAAGCGCCGCAATGTATTTTTCTGAAAGGTTGGCCGTGCCGTGTTCCATCATCAGCAGGCAGCCATCTGGGTGGTAGCCGGTGGAATAAAGGATGTTGGCCAGGAAGAGGCGGAACATTTCATTATCCAGCGCTTTGCGTTTCTTGGGATCATCCGGCAACGTCACAAAGGGCATGTGCCCCCAATCGAACCGGCAGCCGGACGCAACGTCATGGGCGCCGAATTCCAGCACGCGCACAGGCTTGCCTGCAAAGGTGACGTAGTGGTCATGCCATACGTCGTCGAACATGTATTGACCTCCCACGGGCAGCCCCACGCGGGAAGTGCGCACGTAAGGCAGCACGGCAGCGGCGGCGCGCGATCCCCATTTGCCCTGCTGTTTTTCGGCTTTGGTGCGGGCCAGCACTTTGCGGAGATTGGCCGCAGAGCATCCGGGCGGCAATGTGGCTTTGGTCCAGTCCTCGAACCCCGGCACTTGTTCCCGGCCGGAAATGATGCGGTGCTGGATTTCCAGAATGCCCTGCTGTTCCGATCTCTGGTGCTTGTCCAATATGGCCTTGCCCCAGGCAATGAAACGGGGGGAATGCACTCCCGTGTCGGCGGTGCGGGATTTAAGCGTGTTGCCGTTCACCAGGGCGCGCCAGTTGCCGGGGTCTTCCCGCCAGGCATAATATCTTTTTTTGGCAAGCCCCTTGCTGCACCCCATGGCCTTGGACAGCCGGTCGATGATGCCGCCCGTACCGCATACCGGCAAGCCGGAAGGCAAGTCGGAAAGGGCCGCCAGCCAGCAATAAACCCGGTCGCGGGTAGGCATGTCAAGTGCCAGCCAGTCTGGATCATGGGCAGGTACGGGTACTTTTTTCATAGTGGCTTAAACTGCGGGGAAAGGGATTGATGGGAGGCCGTCGCCGTGACCGGCAAACACATCCGCCACAGGAAGGTTGTTCGGATTGCTGGGGCGGTCCTGGGCGGATTTGCGGGCGGCCTGTACCTGGTCCAGGGTGGAGCGCAGCACGATTTCCAGGGCGGCCAGGTCGTCCTTGTCCAGTAGAGCATGGCGGCCAAGATCGCAGAATTCGCTTAAGCCCTGGCAAAGTTTGTTTTTGGCATAGGCGGCCAGCTTCCTAGCTTCCGCGAGTTCCGCTTCTGGATCGGTTTCTTTTTCCCTTGCCGGGCGTCCGTCAGGGTTGCCGGATGCCTGGAATCCGTGAGATTTGGGCGGAGTGACCACGCCAAAGTCAAAGTAGGCTTGCCGGAGACTGTCAGCGTCGGAAATCTTGCTGATCTCTTCCAGCGTGCGGGCGTCTCGGCGTCCGCTTTCTATAAGCGCCACATCCACCGTGCCCAGCCTTTTGGCGCGCTTGAGCACTTCCCGGTGGAGTTTCATGTATTTTTGAGCCGTCCTTTTATCAAAAACGAACCATGATTCGCTTTTGGGGCTATCCTTTTTACTATTAAATAGTTTTTGAAAATCACCATGTTGAGAGGCGGATTTCATTCTACCTAGCAACCCGCCCAACACCACCGCCGTCATCCAGCGTTTTTGTTCAAGGTTTTGAATCTGATTTGTCAATCCGGTGATTTGGCCGTGGAGCGCGTTGGCCCGGACGATTGCAATTTCCCAATCCCGGTTGGTAGTTGTCACCTCATTTTGAGGCATGATCTGAATCTCATATTTCATCTTTGAATTTTCTGAAAGCGATTTTGATTTTGCGCATGGCGGCGCGCTCAATGCTGAAAACCCGTTGCCGGGTCAGGCCCAGATAGAGGCCAATTTCGCGCTGTGTCAGGCTGCCGGCATGATCCAGGCCATAATGGCGCCGGAATTCCGGCACCCGCCAGAGGGCCTGCCAAATGGCCCATTCTTCCTCCGTCATGGGGGTGTTCATGTTCACGTCGGCCTCAGGTTGCATGGCGTTACTTGGTGAGGGGTACAGGCAACACGGCGGTGCGGGCATCCTTGAGGCCCTCGCGGATCTGGGCGGCTTCCTTGTCCAGGCAATACACCACCGCCCAGGCCACCAGCCAGCCCATCAGGGCCATAACGGCAACGGCTCCAGCAAATTTTGCAATGTCCCGCATAGTGATATTGATGTTAATGGCGGAGGCGTTCAGGAAGCTTGCTAATCCTGTCCAGCAGAGCTTTACTCTGTCTTATCCCTGTGAGGACGCTGGCCAAGTGCTGGTAACAGACACCTAATTCCGGGGCAGCTGTTCTATAGCTCCAGCCCTTGTCCTTGAGTTCTTGCCGTGCTTTCACCAGATTCCCGGTCAGGGCTTTGGCCTTGTGTTTCTCTTGTGCTCGTGCGAACATAAGAAATCAGATATACGATTTATGAATTGAGAGCAAGGAAGAAATATCATAATTATGAATTTTTCTCACAGACTGATGGAGGCAATGGTGCGGAAAGGCATTAACCAAAAAGAGCTTTCAGAAATTGCAAGTGTTCCTCAAGGAGCTATATCAAACTATTGTAATGAGAAAGGCATGCCATCCTCGGAGGTGCTTTATAGGCTATCAAAAGCACTGGAAGTGTCTATGGAATGGCTTATATCTGGAGAAACATCTCGCACAAAAGATCCTGCCCCGCAGGACAATCATTGGCGAGACCGCGCTCTCAAGTCTGAAGAGAAGCTGAAGATGCTGAAATCAGCCATGCAGGGGTGGCTGAAAAAAATTTAGCAAAAATGTTCGCGGGGGAACAGTTCTCTTGACATAACCAAAAAAAAATAAGAAGTTGCCGGAAATAATATGAGTGAAGAGATAGCTATGAAAGGATCTGAATACGAACTATCTGGTGATTTTTTTATCAAATTATCACACGATGGAGTTATGACATCACGTTCCTTAAGGGATGTTCTGAGCGGATTAGATAGCGTAATAAAAAGTTGTACTCCGATTCTTTCCGAGGTATATCAGGAACGGGTAGCATTGGAAGGGCTTGCCATTGGATCAATACAATCAGGTAGTTCTTGGTTAAAAAAACTCAAGTTTATTACTGAAAAAACTCTACCAGCATTGAATAGTATGGATCCAAAAATCGTTATTCCCATCTGTCTTGCCGCTGTCTTATGGAAGGGAATAGACGTTTTTAAAGAGGGCGGTAGAACGAATAATTTGATAGGAAATGATATCCGTATAGAAAACAATGCTCCCATCATTATTGGGGAAAATACGTCTCCACAACTCAAGGAAGTATTACTAAGACAATATCCAGGACGAGAAATGGAAATAGATGCGGTTTTAGAGGCTGTGGATAAAGCCTTGGAAAAAAAAGTTACATTGTTTGAATCAGCAAAAAAAGGATTAGTTAAATTAAAATCCCCTAATGGACAACCTGTTTCCGCAATTACTTTGGGAAATGAAGAAGAAGGGTCTGCATTACCGCCGCCAATTTTGACACAAGATCAGTTAAATTTTGTGCCTGATAAATACGAAGAGCCGGAACAAAAGGAGCAAAAAGCCTTTTTTGGTGGAGTCTTGTTAAACGTAACGCGAATGAGCAAGAGTAAGGAGAAAGTAAGTTGGTCAGCACAAGTAGAGGAGGATGAAAATATACCTTTACCTAAAACAGTAAAACAGCTCATTGTTGATTCACCAGAATTACAAAAAGAGATATTCGCCCACTCTCTAGATAGGCCTTTTCGTGCAGATATTTATGCTGTTTATATCAGAGATGGTAAGGGAAATCCTATTTATAAGAGGTACATTTTAAAATCCATAGAATAAAGGATATTTGTAATTTGGAGAAAAATAGTAGGATGAAAACATGGCAGATATACACTCTAATTGGCCTTGCGGCATGTATAACCTTGATGCAAGCATGGACCACTTACCGTATGGTGCAATCAGAGGCTGTATTTCCAATGAAAGCAGTTCAATATCTAAAGAAGAAAGAGTTTGATAAACAGTTAAATACATTAAAAACAACTACTTATTACTGGAGAGCTATCCCAAAAGATCAATTGACGGAAGAATATGTACAAGAAGAAATAGACAATGATGACCTTGTAAAAAAGGGGAGTGTTGATCGAGATACTGTTGAAGATAATCTCCACAAATTACTAGATCCTATTTACGATGAAGAATATGTCGGTACTTTGTACGAAACTGATAAAGATGTAGTTATCGTTTACAAGAAAACAGAAACAAGCCACGCTACCACGGAAGACTTTTTCTATCATGATCCCAATAATCCAGAGGATTGTGATCCTTTCAAATAATCTTTCCTACATTCCTCTTACAAACCCCATGCAATATCATTGCATGGGGTTTTTACATGGCCTGAAATATTGGAACAAGGCTGTTGCCCGTGTGTTATATTATGCACATGGACGCAAATATCACTCGCTGGGTGAAGGGGGGAACTTGTGGAGTGACGGAGGCCGCCCGAATCCTTGGTTACAGCCAGGACACCGTGCGCCGGATGATAGAGGACGGCGAATTGATCGGTTGGCGTGCCAGGCGCGGAGGCCGTAAATTTTTGATGTACAGGGCGCAAGTAAAAGATGTCGCATCCAGGGCGCAGGCTCAGGCGGTGCAGTATGCGCGGGACATGCAGCAACTGACGCTGCCCCTTTAATTTTGCCGCAAATGCCGCAAATACAGCTTTTGCGGCAAACGCCGCTTTTGCCGCAAACGCCGCAGCACCATCCGGGAAATGGGCTAAACTGCCCACATGAACGACGCGCAAAAACAAGATTTTGGAGCTGCAACGGATAGTGGAACGCATGACGAACAAACCCTCACGTTGGGAAACGTCGGGGTGAGCGAGCCGAAGGCGAACGAATCAAACGCCGGGGCAGCTGCCACGCAGCAAACGGCAAAGAATAATACGCCCTGGTATTTGAGCCGGACATTTTGGATCAACGCTGCCGCCCTGGCCTCTTTATTGGTGCCGGCAGTGAGGGATTGGCTTGAATCCAACCCTGTGGAATTTACAGCCGCTCTTGGGGCGGTCAACGTATTGCTCCGGTTTGTGACCGTGGGCAAATATCAATTTGCGGAGCCGACCGGTGATCAGGATGGAGGCGTTGACGAGTCAGCGCCGAGAGCGTCCAACACGTCCTGCGCCGGCGGCTCCGCCCTCCTGCTGATGATCGGCATGTCCCTGGTTATGATGACCTGGGCTTGCAGCAGCGCGGATAAGCAGACCGCCGCCAGCGTGGCTCTTACGGATGGCCAGGTGGTGGTCATCCGTGGCGGCTCGTCCCTGGTGGTGGACCGTGACAATCACAGCGTTTCCTGGTCCCAGTCCACCCCGGACGTGGTTGTGGTGCCGCCCGTGGTGCAGGCTACTTCCAAATAATCGTTATTAACTTTGACTATTAACTAATTATGAAAGTAGCACTGGACATAGGGCATTGCTCCACGGGCGACCAGGGCGCAGTAAGCCGCGACGGCCTGGCAGAGCATCCTTTTTGGGCGCAGTACACGCCGGCAATCGTCAGAGAACTGGAAAAGCTGGGGCACCAGGTGCGCGTCTTCCGGCGCGAGGATTACAGCCGCAGCATCAAGAATGAATGCGTAGCCATCAACGCCTGGGGCGCCGATGTAGCCGTGAGCCTGCATCTCAACTCCGCCGATAGCCCAGCCTGTAAGGGGGGGCATGAAGTGGTGCACTACGACGGCAGCAAGAAAGGCATTGCCCTGGCCAAAGCGATAGACGCGCAGTTTGACCTGATTGCGGAGCTGGCCGACCGCAACATACGGACGCCTTATGCCAACCGTGGCGACGTGTTTTTACAGGGCACCGTGTGCCCGGCGGTGATTGTGGAAGGGGCGTTTTTGTCCGTGGATTCCGATGTGGAATTCTTGCATGAAAAGGGTGAGGTACTGGCTCAGGCCGTTGCTCACGGCATCCATGCTTACGCAGTACAATGTGGGGCCTGATTGCAGATGCCGCATCAGGTATTCCCCCTGAAGTGGTCGGAGGCATCATCGTGGCTGTCCTGAGTGCGTCCGGCGGATGGGTAGCCAGGGGGCGCAAATCCCCCCAGCAATCAGAGGATGCCCAACGCGTTTATCTGGAAGATAAATTCGCCACCCGTGAAGAAGTTGCCGAAATCAAGCAACAACACCGGGCGGAGGTGTCCGACCTCCACGCGCGCCTAACCGGAATCACGGTCAAGCTCAATGAGATGTACGGACAGCAAAACATGATGATTGAAATTCTTAAATCACGGAAATCACTATGAACCAACATGCCAAGGTTAAAATCGCCATCCTGCGCAGTCTCAAGCGGATGCCCAAGACCTACACGATGCGCGACGAAGCATTGCGCGCAGAGGTCTGTCTGGACGTGCAGCCGCGCCCCACGCTGCTGGAACTGGAAGACGCTCTTACGGACCTGGAACAATCTTCCTGCATTATCGGCACCCGCAACGAGCTGACCGGGGAACGCAAGTGGATGATCACGGATGCCGGAATACTACAACTTGGACAGATATGACCATCCCGGACGCTATTGTTACCATTGCTTCCATGGCCTTTAGCCTAACCGCTTTATATTTATTCATTAAATACCGATGAAGAAACTCCGTCAGGACAGCGTAGCTGCCAATCTGCCGCCCTACCTCCGGGATGCGGTGGACGAGATGTTTTTCTCCGGCACGACCTACAAGGCCGTGCAGGAACGGGTGGCGGAAGACGGCATCACCTGGAGCCTGACGAGCATCGCGCAGTATTACCACAACCACGTCCAGCCGCTGATGGCGACACGCCGCAAGGACATAGCCGCCAAGCTCAACAAGATGGACGCCTCCGACCTGGACGAGGCTACCTTGCAGGCTGTGCGCTCCACGGTGTTTGACCTGGCAACCTCACCAGGCAGCGACCCCAAAACCCTGAAAACTCTGTTCGGCATCGTGCAAAGTTACGCCAAGGGCAAGCTGGAATCCACTCGCCTGCAACTGGACATCGACAAATGGCAGACGATGGCCGCCCAGGCACTGCTGGACAAGGCGCTTTCGCCGGAGGTCCAGGCAATCGTCAATGGCGAGGGCAGTGACGCCCAGAAGGTGGCCATGCTGCGCCCGCTGCTGTTTGGCAAGGCACAAACAATTACACCGGAATTTATCAATGGATAAAGGCAACTCCCAGCCCCTGATCAATCTGCTTACCTTCCAGGAAGTGGCCTTTTGGCTGCGGCTGCGCACCATGTTTTTTTTGTGGGCTCGGCAGCGCGGCAAGTCCTACCTTATTGCCGCCAAGGCGATAGACCGCATGCTGGAACGTGCCGGACGGAGTTGTTATTTTGTCAGCGCATCCATTGCCACGGGCAAGGAAATCGTGGAAAAAGAGGCCCAAATCTGGCACGACGCGCTGGCCAAACTACGGGCAAAACAGGAAGCCCTGGGCAAGGAACTGGGCGGCAATGTGGTGGACAAGCGTTCTCACAAGCTGCTGGCCGTGGATGATCTGGCGGAACTGATGGACAAGCAGACGGCCCAGGTGCGCATCTACCATACGCGCACCTCTTACAGCCGCACCAAGATTCTGGCCCCCAACCCGGACACGGCGCGCGGCTGGACCGGAGATGTGTTTGGCGACGAGGTAGGGTTCTGGCCAGACTTCCGGGCGGTCCTGGACGCTGTGGAGCCGATCATCTCCCGCAATCCTGATTTTCTGATGTGGATGTTCACGACGCCGCCGGAGGACGACAAGCATTTCACCTATGATTTTCTCAACCCCGGCCCGCTGGAATTCACGCCCAACGCCCAGGGGAATTTTTACAAGACGGAGGCCGGCTATCCGGTCCACCGTGTGGACATTTTTGACAGCGAGCTGGCGGGACTGTCCCTGTTCGATCCGCTCTCCGGCAAGCCGGTGGCGTTTGAAGAATACCGCGCCCACGCCATGGATAAGGCATCTGCCGATCGCAACTATGCGCTCAAGTTTGTTCAGGGCGGGCAATCCGCCGTGCAGCTGGCGTGGCTCAACAACGCCATGTACAAGGGAGCGCAGTGCTGCACGGGCATTGATCTTAGCAAGGAGGTACTGGCAGCATGAGCAACTATGAGACATTGATACCGTCCACATGGGCGGAACACTTGAAAGGCGGCAAGGTATGCCTAGGCCTGGATGTGGCGTCCACCATTGAGGACAAGTCCAACCCGAGCTCGCTGACAGTGATGGAGCAATGGGAAGGCGTCTATTATGAACGGCTGGTTGTGCGATGGAAGACGGAAGACCTGGACGTGATGGAATCCATCATCCGGCACGTCCTCAAACCCATCGCCAAATCATATCGCAAGGCCTTGGTGGTCGATAAATCCAATGAAAAATTTGCGGCTAACAAACTGCGACAAAGACTGTCCGGCGAAATTCGCGTAATCGGATTTGCTGGGAACAACAATGTCATCTACGAGGGAGAAAAGACCGACGCCAAAACGGCCATGGGGTCCGCGTACTGTGGCGCGTTGGAAGATGGCCTGATCGCCATGCCCTCCGGCAAATGGCTGAGGGATGATCATCGGCTGGTCAAGCGCAACGGGGCCAAGTTTGAGTGCAAGCCGGACAAGAACGGCAACCATGCCGACACGTTTGACAGCGGCAAACTGGCCTACTGGGGATTTGTGGGCAAAAGCTTTGTCGTAGTTCCCCCCGAACCGGGCCGGCGCGACGTGAACAACTCCTGGGCACAAGCTGCTAATCAGGCGGGCCTGTGGAATAACCAAAACCTTGATGAAAGACCGTTTGCATGAGCCGGAACAATAAATTCAGAAAGGGAGGAACTCTGGGCAATCTCACGCTGACACCAGCACAGGCTGCCCGCCTGAAAAGCGACAGCAAGCCGGTGGTATTTACCGAGCAGGACTTGCGCGACATCCTGGGCGACCAATCCCGGCATCTGTCCTATACGCCTCCCCTAGACTTTTTGAACATTTCCACCGTGCGCTCCTGTATGAATGAAGCCCTGCGCGGAGCGTACGCACAGGTGCAGTGGATATGGGAACAGCTGGAACCGGCCGATGCCGTGCTGGCCAGCTGCGTGGAAAAGAGGGACACCGCCCTGAAAAAGCTACCCTGGCGCATCGTCAAAAAGAAAGGCCTGAGCGATTTGGAAGACGCTATTGCAGACGCCCAACTCAGAACGGCCAAGGACTTTTGCAATGCCATATCCAATATGGACGAAGCGATCGCCGCGTTCGGTCAGGCATCTTTCAGGCATTTCCGCCGGTTGCAAATGGTGGAGACTTCCCGTGAATTTATCCTGCAAGTTACCGATAACTGGAATTGGAGCCGAGACGGCTACAATGGGAAATGGCAGTGGAACCCACGCGCGACATTTGGAACGGCGCGGGCGGAAGAGGTACCCGTGCCAGAATGGTCCATCCTGACGCGGCTCTGCCCGCGTCCCATTGACCAGGTGGCCATGATGCTGTGCCTGGACCGCAAGAACGCCAAGGCACAGTGGATGACCTGCAACGGACGTTACGGCACGCCGCCGTTTTTTGTGATCATGCCGGAAGGAACGGATGAAGACACCAAGACGCTTTATCTGAAAATGGCCATGCAGTGCATCAGCAACAGCTGCGGCACACTACCTCCCGGTGCTGATGTCAAGGCCGTGAGCGTACCGGCCAGCACGCCGGACATGTTTCTCAAACTGATCGACCTGTCCACCCAGGAACTGGTGCTGCGCTCCACCAACGGCCAGATGACCATGCTGACCGCTCCTGGGGCAGGCACCAACACGGAAACCGGCTCAACGCACGAAGACGGCTTTGACGATTTGGCTGCGGCCGAAGGCAAGGACATTGCCGGCGTTCTCAACCGGGGTATGGTGCGGCCCATCATCGAACAATGGCACCCCGGCCAGGAAATTTACGTGGAACTGGAAATCAAGCACCCGGAAGCGGACGACACGGTGGCCAGCGTCACCAACATTTCCCAGCTGGCCGGAGTAGGCTACCGAACTCCCGACGACCAGGTGCAGGAATTGACCGGGTACAACGTCACCACCCAGGCCATGCCGGGAGCTGACGGGCTGGGCTTGCAATCTCCCCTGCTGCGGGAGATGCACACCCGTTATGCGCCAACCATGCTGTGGCCGGCAGCGCGTGAAGCGTTTGACCAGTCCTGCATGCGAAAAGACTGCAACAGCCGCACCCAGGAACCGGCATTGAGCAAGGATGAACTCGATACCCTGCGCCGTATGGCGGAGGTGCCGGGAATAGGAGAAGTGGCCAAATTGGCGGAAACGCTACAGGCCCCCTTAAAAGCCGCCATGGACACCGAGATGCAAAACGGCCCGCAAGAGCCGGGAACCCTCGTTGCAACCCCGTTGCAAATCGCAAATTTGGAGGATGACGACGAAAGGAAGGACACCAACGGGAAGATGAGCCGGTCGGAAGCGGCCAGACACGCCGCCAGAGTGCGCTGGGGGCAGGAAGGAAGAACCGGCCGGAACCGTGGCGTCGGGCGTGAAGGGGAAACCAGATCCGGCAGGAGCAACACGCCATTGAAAGCCGGCCAAAATGCCACAGTCACCGAAAAAGTGGATGCGGTGGAAAAGGCCATCACCAGGACGGCCATGAAAGGCGGCAGCGTGAAAACTGGCGTGAAGGTCGGCAAGAAAGATCTAACGGTGGATGGAGGGCATAAGGACTACTACGGAGCCAAACACGCGCAGAAGCATATAGACAAGGGAGAGACAACCGCCCGGAAAGCAGCCCAGGCCATTGTCACGGGCAAACGCTCCAAAGATGGCACCGGAGTAGTGGCACGGGGCAAGAAAGGCTCCAAAGCGGTTTTGTTCAACGACGGGAAAAAACAGATCAAACTGAACACGGCCTACAAAGACAAACGACCATAAAAGAGAAAGGCCCGGTCATGAACCAGGCCCTACGGGCGGATAACACGGGCTTTGGCCCCAGTTTACTTGCTCAAGCTCATGCGTCACCGCAAAAGCAAGTTGCCGACCGGATCTTTAAGCTAACACACAAGAACTAAAGAACAAGAGCGAATTTAAGACATGAAAGTGATACCGTTTAACGAAGCGCCCCATGCGCCCTATGAACTGGGGAAAGTGCCGGCTGCCGGATGGTTTGCGGTGGAGCCAACCTGCGAGTGGACGCCCAAAATGCAGGATGAACTGCGGCGAGCCTTGAACGATCCTTCCGACACGGTGTACCAGGCCCGGCTGGATGCCCAGGGATTGATGATCCTGGAAGACAGTTTTTCCCTGGAAGACACCGACGGGCGCGGTCTGCCCACCTCCGAGCAGCACAAATTTGAAAAGGCGTTCGGCTGGGTGAAGGCGCTGCACGCGGAAGGGGATATGCTCTGGGCCTGGATTGAATGGACCCCCAAGGGACACCAGGCCGTGAATGAAGGGGAATATGTGTTCTTTTCCACAGAATACGATTACCCGGATTTTGAAGTGATTGACAACCGCGTGGTGGCTCCGGTCCGGCTGGCCGGCCTGAGCGTAACCAACTACCCCAACCACAAGGGACAACTCCCGATGACCAATTCTCGCAAACAAGCAAACCGAGATAACCAACAAGACAAAGACATGAAACCGACCAACAAGACCCGCACGGCCATCACCAAGCCGAAGCGTGACAAGAACAGCGAGCTGGACCAGACGCCGGATGAACCGACCGAGGAAAAGACGCCTCCCACCCCTCCGGCCCAGGAGGATAACAAACCCGCCGACACGAATTCGGACACTGACCCAGATGACCCGGAAAAGGACACCAACGACGACGGCAGCGCTGCCGTAAACATCCTGATGCAACTCGCGGAAGAGATGGATCTGGACGAATCCGCCAACGCGGAGGACGTGCTGGCCGCCGTCCAAGGCCTCAAGTCCAAGGTGGAGGAACTGACCGCTGCTCTGGCTGCCGCCAACGCATCCGGAGGACCGGACACCAACAGCCGCAAACGGCGTTACCCGAACCTGGCTCCCCTGCGCGACGTCAACACGCGGATGCAGGGCCAGAAACCCAACCGGGATGTGAGCGTGCGCATCAACGGAATGAGGCGCGACGTGAACACCCAGGAGAAAGCCATGACGGACTACTGCCAGGGCCGCGTGGATAAGGAAGAACACAAGCTGGGGCGTCAACTCAACTCTGCCGAATACGCCCGCGTCTGGCGCGATGCCCGCCAGGACTACCAGGACGGCCTGCGCTAAGGCATCCGGCAACAACCAACACACCAACACACGAAAGGAAATCAACCATGATCGTCTATGACAAGCCGGTGCTGCGCCGGCAATACACGGAGGAAGCCAGCAAGCAGGGCCACCTCCATGAAGGCAAATTTGCCTCCATCAATGCTGCCGGGGAAATCGCCCTGGAAGACAACGACACAATGCCCCATGGCGTGATCAGCGAGCCGGACGGCCAGCTGCGCTCCATGCTGGGCAATCGGACCGGGGCATCCATCATCCTGTGGTCCAGCCAGTCCATCGTGCAGGCCCAGCTGGGCACAGACCCCGGCACCATCAAGATGAACACCCCGCTCAAGCGTAACGCTGACGGTACCGTTTCCGCATCCTCGGAAACCGCCGGCGACCTGATTGTGGGTTACGCTGTTCAGGACGTGGCCACCACCAAGGCCGGGCAGCTGATCAACGTGATCATGTGCAAGCCCTACAAAGTGGAGGCAGCCTCCGAATAACATCATTATTAACTTTTAACCATTAACTGATATGAGCACAAATTACACTTACTGTTACTCGTTGCACCAGATGGTGGTGGGCTGGTTCCGCCGTTCTCCGGTCAATCCATTGTCCTTTATCGCGCCGTCCGTGAAGGTGGACGGAGACAGCGGGACGTATGACTATTTTCCCCAGGGATATGCGTTCCGTCGCGTGGACACCTCGCGCGGACGCCATCAATCCGCCCGCAGCCTGGACCTGGTTTGCACACCACATCCATTTGCCCTGGAGGACCACAGTCTGCGCATCGGCATCGACGATCAGGATTTGCATTTGTCCAGGGAAGAACTGGACGCCCGCCGCTCCGAAGTGGCCGCCCTTAAAGCGGAGGCCAGGACGGGAACGCTTCTGGGCGTCTGGCAAAGGTCCATGATTGCCGACGGGTTTGACCATTTCCGCAGCCAGGTTCAGGCGCGTTCCGGCGTGGGCAACTGGTCGTCTTCCTCCGCCGATCCAATGAAGGAACTCAAGGACGAGATTGACCGCATGGAAACCCAGGCCGGCATCAAGCCCAACCGCATTCTGATTCCGAGCAAGAAGTGGGATGTGCTGGGGGCCTCCCCCGCCATCCTGGATGCCATCACCTACAACAGCGCCAGGGAACTGACCGTTGACTTGTTCAAGCAACTGCTGGGCGTCCATGCCGCCGACGATCTCCAGGTAATGGTGGCCAATGTCTCCGTTGGCAAGGATGAAGCAGGACCATCCGTGGAGTTTGAAGGAACCAACTTGCTGGGTGACGACGTATGGCTGACCTATGCCCAGGAGGGAATGACCGTCGGGGACTTCTCCGGCCTCAAGGTGCTGAGCGCCGGCGGCGACGCCTACGCGGAAAACGTAGAAAGCTACTACGAGCGCGGCATCCATACCACCTGGTACGAAATCAATATGAAGCATACGTACGCCGTAACGGCTCCGCCCTGCGTGAGCCGCCTGACGATCAGCTGATCATGGCCTCCCGCTTCCGTTGCGGAAGCGGGAGGCAAAGACTAACAACAACTAAAAGACCAAATCATGATGACAAAACCTAATACCAGCAAGACCAAAACATCCGCCCCCATGGCTGAACCCCAGGGCGACAATACCAAACCGGCAGACGGAGAACCCACCGCCCCCAACATGACCAAGCAAGAATATGACGCCTTGACCGGCACGGCATCCCAAGAAGAGGATCCTCCTAAAACGGAAAACAGAGAAATTAAAGGACAGGAACCTGTATCATCCGCCGCCACCTTGCGAACAGCTGAACCTTCCCGCGTGGAAATTGCCGCGACTATTGCCTCCGGCCTGGTGGCTCACGGACGCTATGCAGCACTGCTGCGCGACGAGCGCATGATCCGCGAGCTGGCGCTCAACTCCCTGCGGGTGGCCGATGCCCTGATCTCCGCCGCTAACCCCCAAGCCTGACCGCTTCATGAAAGCCTGGATCAAGCTGACGACGGATGACCTGGCCCTGGTATTCAACGCCAAGGAATTGGCCGTTGTGGCACCGTCCGGCCCGGACTCCGCCAATCCCTGGACGCTGGACACCCTGGACGACGTGACAGCCATGGTCAGGGAATCCATCGCCAGCAATCCGGCCAACGCGCTGGACGATGACCAGGCAACCATACCGCGCACGCTGCGCGCTGCCGCGATGGACATTGCGGCGGTGCGTCTGCTCAAGCGTTTCAGCATGGCCATCACCGACGAGCGGCGCAAGGCGGCGGATGATGCCGCCGCACTGCTGGCCTCCATTGCCAGGGCGGAACGCAAGGTAATGGGGCCGGACGGCAAGGTGCATGTGCCCGCATCGCACAAGCCGTCCATTATCGCCCCGTCTCCGGCCTACGGCAACGACGGCACAGGCTGGTACCCGGAGCCATGATCGAGGCATCATGGCAGTTAATAGTGAATAGTTATCAGGTAATAGCATGCCCGCTCCCGGTCAGTTTATCCTTAACAAGCAAGTCATCCCGTCCGAGCTGCGCAGCCGGGAATGGGAAGCTGCGCGCGTGGATTACTGGCGTATGGAGCGGGCCTTTGTGATGGCGGGCAAGGTGCGATTTGAGGATGCCCAGGCTTGCCGGAATGCTGCGGCTGCTCTGGCCAACGGGAAAGTGTCTCTGATTGAAGCGCGCCGGGCGGTCCGGGAAGAACTGGAACGCGCCGGCTACCGTCCCACGCCGGGAACCGCCGGAACGATTAAAGACATCTACACCCCGCGCCGCCTGGATGTAACCTTGAAAACCAATGTCAACATGGCGCGCGGATATGCGGAAAAGAACCGGCTCACGGGCAATGCCATGTACCCGGCCAGCGAGCTGCACCGCAACCGTCAATCCCGCGAGCCCAGGGACTGGCAAACGCGCTGGAATGAGGCCGCCGCCTCCGTCAATTATGAGGGTGTGGCCAGGGACGGTTCTTTCATTGCTCTGAATGATTCCCCCATTTGGGCGGCGCTGTCCCGGTGGCGGACGCCTTACCCGCCTTTTGACTACGGCAGCGGCATGTGGTGGCGTCCGGTGAAATGGCGTGTTGCCGAGAAAAAAGGCCTGGTAACGGACGAAGATATGGCCCGCATCGAATCTCAGCGGCCGGAGTCGTTCAACCATGATGTTGCCTTGGACACCAATATCCGGGATGAAGACTTGGGCGCAGCCCTGGCCGAACAGATGAAGGGCATTGCAGAATGGGACGGTTCCTCCCTGCGCCTGGTGGACCGCAACGGCACACGTCCCTATGATGCCGGAGAGATTGGCCGGGTGATCGCCACCCAACCGCGCGAGGACGTGCCGGCATCTCTGCGCACCAACTACCAGGCCGACGCCCTGGCTGAATTTTTAAGCAATCCCGACGGCTTCCGGGCCGATGCGCCAGAGAACCGCGCGGGATTGGACATGATTGAAGACGTGGCGCGCCTGTTTGGCCGGATTCTGCCGGACGCAGCCCCGGAACTGGAAACGTCCCTCACCCTGACAGCGCAGGATCTGGCAGCCCTGCAATCCGGCGTCTATCGCGTGCCGCTCACGGTAGCCGCATTACCGGCTGTGCCCGTCGGGAGTGCGTCCCCTGCCTCCGGCAACGTGCGCCTGGTGGTGCAAGGCGGCAGCAGCGCCCGGCGCATTGACTTGGCGGCGGCTGCCATCGGCCGCCAGGTGGCGCCCGGCAGCCGGGTATTGTTGGGCGGTACGGCGTACCGCGTCATCGGCATCGACACGGCCACCAGGCCGGCAACCATCACTGTGCGCGAATTATGATCAGTCTGAATGTGACCATCACGGGCGGCATTGCTTTGAAACTTGGGCGCAAAGAACAGGCCCAGGTGAATGAAGCCATTGCCTTGGACCTTCAGGACAACCTGCGTACCCGCTTTGAGGATCGCGGCGGCCGGTCTTTTTGGGCGGACGCTGCCCGCGCCACCGTCGTGGAACCGGACGGCAATGACCGGTTGGCCGTGCGTGTGTACAAGCGCGGCGTCCGGCACCAGTGGCTTGGCTCCATTAAGGCCCTGGGAGGTCCGCTACGCGCCAGCGGCCGACCGTCCGAAGTGACGGGAGAACCGACCAAAAATCTGGCCATCCCGACGGAGTATGCCCCGTATGGGTTGAGCATCCAGCAGGCAGGGCTGGGGGGAAGCCTGGTGTTTGTGCCTTGCAAGGGGCCTGCAACGGGGGTGCTGGTTGGCGGCAAAGACGTTCCCATCACGAGGGGACCGCGCAAGGGGCAGACCCGGCGTGTGGCAGATCCACAAAGCCCGATTTTCTACATCCTGATGCGGGAGGTCACCATACCGGAACACCCGGATGTGATGCCCGATGAAGACGAAGTGCGCAGCGTGGCCGAGGAAGCCGTACATGATGCCCTGGATTTTTTAAGCAGAAAGAAGAAATCATGAAGAAAGCGCCCAGTTACCTTTATGCCCGTAAACTGATGGGACATTTACAGGGGGACACAGATCTTGCCCCGCTGGTGATGCCGGGCCTGTTTGACCGCGTGAGCCAGTGTGACCTGCTCCTGATGACGGCCAATTCCCAGTATTGCTGCGTGGCCGTCACACCGGGCGATCCAACCAACACGGACCAGGCGCAGCGCACGCGCACCACACGGATGGATTGCCCGATGGTAGTCGGCATCTACATGCAGCAGGAATCCCTGTTGCCGCCAGGGTATGAATCCGTGGATGAATATCTGGCCGACGTCGCGGCTACCATTATTGCGCGTGTCCAGAACTGGATGCGTGATGAAGAGGACAACCAGGAAGAACCGGTCGTTATTGGCGTAACGCCGCTGGATTTGAGCAAGCTGGAAAAAATCAAGAACCTGGTAGGCAAGGCCGTCGTGCTGGCTCCGAGACTTTTTTATTAACCCTGAACCATAAATTAAACCATGGCAAAAGCAGAAACCAAACAGGAACAGGCCCCGGCAGCAGCCGTGGGGGAAGCAACGCAGGAAGCCGCCGTCAAGGTGCGCATCCTCAAAACGGGCACCGAGATTGACGGCTGGCGCTTTGCCGCCCGCGCCCTGGTGACGGTAACGGCCAAACAGGCCGCCGCACTGGAAGCCGACAAGGCCGCCAGGCGCGTGTATTAACATCAGGCTCAACTATTAAAGAAAAAAGACTAAACATCATGAGTGAAGCAACAAGACGAGTGAACTACCTGATTGGCGGCATGCCGGTCAGGATTGCCAAATTCGGAGTGACGGACGGCAGCAAGACGGTAGGAGTGGACGCATGTCCGGCAATCCCCACCTCCGAAGCTCCCGGCCCCTGGCTGTACCTGGGCAAAATCAAGAGCGGCCAGGTGGAGCAGGTCAAGAAGAACGTCCAGATTGAGGGCGTGAATGATGCCACCGGCATGTATGAAATGGAGGATGTAACCATGGTGCAGCAGTACAAGCTTAAATTCACCACGCAGTACATTGCGCCGGAAGTGATTCAGCTGGCTTTTGGCGTGGCCGGGGAATTGGAAGACAACCAGGAAGCCGTGCCGTTTGTGTCCAACGGAGAAATCAAGGTCTGGCTTTATGGACGCCTGACGGACCACGCGGAAAACGGCAAGGAACTGATGGAGTGGTGCGTCATGGGGAGATTGCGGCTGACTAATACTCCGAATTTCGCGTCCGACCCGGCAACCGCTGAATGGGAATTGAGCATTGAATACAGCCCTTTGCAAAAGCTGACGCCCAAGGCGTTGGCATCTCCGGCGACGGCCTGATGAAAACCCGGAGCGGCGGGGGCACGCAGCCTCCGCCCTCCGCAATCCTAATCACGAGACATGGAACTGGTAATTGATGGCAGAACAATGGCGCTCCGCTGGCCCTCCGGGGTGCCGGTGACGGATGTGTCCCTGGTGCTGGGCGATACGGTGCCGGTGCGCATCCGTGTGGAGCATGCCCTGGATAATTGCACACCGGCGCTGGCGGTCAAGCAGACGATAGGCAGTCCTGACCTGATCATGACCGTGACCGGGTTTGTTCGTAAGGATGACTGGCAAGAAGCGTCCTGGGTGGTCAATACGGCGCCGCTCCAGGAGGCGCTGGACAGTGCGGACAGCGTGGCCCTGGTGGCCGAGGTGGTGCTGGTGGCCCCTGATGGAGCGCAGCACACGTCCCGCCCGATCCGGGTGACGGTGCGCCGGGACATCCTGCCGGCGGATTATGCGCCGCCCGCAGAGGTGTTGGCCGACTGGTCCGAACTGGTAGCCGACGCCCTGGCCGCGCAGCTGCCGGACGCGCTCAAGGAGGCGGGCGTGGAATTGGAAGCCGCGACCGGGCAATCCACCTTGTCCAGCGGAGATGCCGCCGACACCTGGACCATCGTGGGTGGCTACGCGTTCACGTGGGGAGACGAGATACTGGCCGGGCATCTGCCCGACAGCTGCCGCCTGAAAAGCATTTCCACTGTTTATTTTTTTGACGATCCCGCCCTGAATCAGTATTGCCTGCGTGTCTGGCGGCTGACGGACGGCGCTTACAGCCTGATTGGCACCTCCGCCTATGTGTCCAACCTGTCCAGCGGCCAGACGGCCACGTGGGTATTTACGCCGGGCATTCCCCTGACGCGCGGGGATGTCATTATCATCCAGGTGTGTGAGGGGACCGAGATGACGCCCTACGCGCTGGGCATGCACGCCGTCCTGACCCCTTCCGTCCCCGGACGCGGTTTGATCACGGAGGTGTCCAACCCGCCCACCGTGAATGGTACGATGGCTCCCTTGATGACCGTGGTGGTGGACTATGACGACGGCATCACCCTGGGAGGGATGGAGCTGGCCACCGCGCGGCAACTGGATAGCCTGGGGCGGGATGTGCGCCAATCTTCCGCGACCGCCGAGGCTGCGGCGCGGACGGCTGGCCAGGCAGCCGCTACCGCGTCCACGGCTGCCGATAACGCCGCAACATCTGCCACTAGCGCGGCCAATTCCGCGACGGCGGCCCAGCAAGCTTTGGCAGCCATGCCGCAGGTGGACGCTTCCGGCAACATGACGCTTCCCGGCAATATCACCGCCGCGGGAGGCACGTTTGCCGGGGCCGTCAACGCCAACGGAGGCATCAATTCCCCGTCCCCTATAGCAACCATGCAGAGCATGACGACCCTGGGGGCGGGATATGCCGCCGAGGCTTTTGATTTATCGGGATATGTCGATTTGCGTAACATCGCATTCGCCAATGCTGTTAATGTCAGCAAAGTGACATATCCGTACTTGATGGACAAAGATCTGGTTATTTTCAGGGAGGTTTCCGCCGGGAATAACTTCATGTCTTATCCTCTTATTAAGTTCGATAGGTACAATTTTGCCTGGGGGACATTTCCCCCGTCATCTATGGTGTTGAGCATGGGGGGAACCTACATGAATTTCGAGGCGGGGGAACACAATGCTTTCATGGGATTTGCTCTTGGGCAGACTTCCATTGACGCGCAAAGCGTTTCGGAAGTGGCTCCCCCCTATATCTATCTCAAAATGTACAGCCGTGCGCGGGCGCAAACGACATTTTCCATTTATTACAATACTGGTGACGGGGAGCAAGTCATTGAAAAACCCGGACGAACTCAATCCATCAACAGATTGTATCTTATTTACGAGCAAGTGAATAATTTGTCCGCGCGCATTTCGGTAGGAGTGGTGTACAGCTCATCCAACCTTGGCGTGACATCCAGGGAGGTGACCATCTACAGCATGGGGGAAATTGCTGTTGATTATTATGCCTGCGCGGAAAAAGTGATCCCCTTTTTCGCCAACAACACCACGGCTCCGACAATCACCTCCATGAATAGAGCTTTGGGATTGGGCGTTTATCCTGGCATGTTGATAACTGATTATTTTTCAAAAGTAATATGAATGCAGAAATACAAATTCAGTTTCCTCAGCCCGGCAACTGGCAGGAATTCACCCTGACAGCCGTCTATGAGGACGCTGGAGGTTACACCCGGACAGTCCGCTACACTCCTGCCGATATACCCGCGGAGCAGGCCCCGGCCATGCAGGCCGTCGTTGCCGCGCTGGTAGGGCTGGCGGAACCGTGGCAGGCGGTGCAGGTGTGGGCACGGCTGAAAGAGTTTTACGCTCCGGAGGAAGCCGTGGAACTGACCGTTGAGGCCGTCAATCCGCAGGGCGGGCGGAGGGTGTTCACTTCCCGTGATTACCCGGAGTTCGTCATTACCGACCCCGCCGCCGTGGAGTTTTTCAAGTTTTTCACGACCAGCAATCTTTAACGATTATGGACGCTTACCGCTCGCAGGATACAGTCATCTACCGCCCAATCGGAGACGATGCCCCGGAGGCGGTGGCCTTGTGCAGTTACGGGGATGTGATGCCGTCCCTGGTAACTGTGGTTCCCTCCGTCCAGGTGCAGCGCGAGGCCGTTATCGGCAGCCGCTGGATGCACCAGGCGGCACGCGGCAATGCCGGGTTGCAGATGTCTTTTTCCCTGGCGCGGGCTTTCAGCACTTACGCCGCCGCCAGGGCATGGGGACTGGACATAGCGGAATTGCTGGCGCTGTACCCGGAGGGCATGATCACCTGGATGACCGCCTATCATGCCGGCATCCCGCAGCGCACGCGGGAATACCACGCCACCCTTGACCATGTGCAGCCTTTGCCGCCGACCAATGATCAACGATATGGGGCCGCAGCGTTTTGGGGTGTACTGGAAATTCAACTTTTTTTAACAGGAGACATTGATTGACCTATGGATTATGACGTAAGCATCAGCATCGGAACCACGGCCAACCTGGGAGACCTGACCAAAGCCAACAAGGCGGTGCAGGATTTGGCCAAGGCTGCCAAGCAGGTGCCGGATAGTTTACTTTCCGGAGGCGTGGGCGGTACTGCTGCCCCGGCTTATACCGGGGCAGCCACCGGAGGCGGTATGACCTGGCGGCTGGAGGGAGCGGCGGAACTGTCCAATGCCGTCAAGACGATGGACGGCGCCCTCAGGCAGGCGGGCAAGAATTTCACCGTGACCTCCCAGCGCCTGGACAGGAGTGCATCCTTGTTGTCCCGGAGCATCAGCACGCTTACTTCCCTGCCCGGCAAGCTGCAAGCCTGGGGCAGCAGTACAATGCAGTCCTGGAACCAATTCAACGGCGGCCTGCAAAACCTCAAAAATGTGATCGGATTGGGTAAGCAGGCATGGGACCTTGGCTGGTCCATAGGAGAGTCGCTCAATGAGGCATTTGGCGTCAAGGCCAAGCAGATTGACGCCAAGCTGGCCGGCATCATCCAGGCTGCCCAGGACAAGCTGGCCCGCTGGCAGGATAGTATCAATTCCGCCCGCGCCCAGCACCGCGAGGACGCCTTTCTTAAACAAGAAGCCGCAGGCGTCAAGCAGGTCAATAACGCCTACGCCGCCCGGCTGCGCACCATTGAGGCCATTGACCGCAAGGCCATGGCCGGGCTGGAAATGCAGAAGAAACTGCTCCAAATTGAAAACGAGAAGAACCGCAGCATTGTCAACCAGCGCCGCATCCGGGGTGAGATTACCGAATCCCAGACGCGGGATGAATTGGCCAGGATTGATGCCAAAGACGCCAACGAGCGCATGGATATTGAGCGCAAGCAGGCTGACCAGGCGGCACAGACGGCCCAGGCCAGGGCGGATGCCGCCGAGGAACGCTACCGTAAACTATTGGAGTTTTCCCGTTCTTCTCAATCCAAGCAACTGGTGGAAGGGTTGAAGCCGATCCAGGTCATGGAAGAGGCCGATGCCACCAAGAGAGCAGAAGAAGATCTTGCTCGCTGGAAGGCAATCCAGCAACGCCAGAAGGATGCTCAAAAGAAAATACAAGAGGCCATTAAAGACCAGGCACGCGCCGCTACCATGCTGCCCCTGGCAGGCGCTCCGATCGCGTTGGCACGCAAACAGGATGAAGACCAGGCACGGCAGGACTATGAGGCCGCTGTGGCTGCCCAGCATGAATTCATGCGATCCAAAGGGATGAGCTTTAACGAGACGGACAAGGGCAACGAGGAGCTTTTGAAAAAGAAGGTGGATCAGCACCGGCAAGCGCTGGGGAAATCATATGAGCACATCAGCAAAACGGGGCTGGTAGGAGATTTGAACGGGATGAATGACGATGAACGGCTGGCCGAGTATGTTCGGATTTTACAGCTGGCGCAATCAGTTATAAAGGATGACGCATCCCGCCTGGAAGAAGCCCTCCGGGAAATGCAGGACGCCAGGCAGCAGGCGGCGGAAGCCAGTTCCAGGCTGAGGGGGGTACTGACGGAGCACCAGGCCCAGACGGCGGCCAACGAGGCCGTAAACCAGGAGACGGCCAAGACCAACGCCCAGCAGGATGCCGTGAAACATACCGATGTGATGGCCTCAGCCTTGGAAGACCGGCTCCGCAAAGAGATTGAAACCAAGCAACGGAACCAGGAAAAACAGAAGGATGCCCTGTCCAAGACCAATGAACGGCTGGATGCCAGCATGGGACGCTTCCAGCAGTATGCGGAGAGATTTGAGGGCAATGACGCCTTGGCCGCCAAGCTCAAGCAGTTTTCCGATATTTTCGCGCGGTTGAAAGCACTGCCGCGCAGCGCCTGGAACAAGAAGGATTTGATGGATGCCAAGGCGGCCGAGAAATTCGCCAAAGAACTTTCTGAGGCTGCCAAGCATTCAACCAATCAGGATGAAAAGGGGATTGCCCAGGCGGCTATGCAGGCCATTAAGGCTTGGCAGGATGCCCTCAAGAAAGAACGGGCCATCAAGAAAAATGATAAGGAGTTGCGCGATCTGGAGCGCACTGCCCAGGATGTGGCCAATTTGTCCGGCAAGCTGCACGATGGCCAGGAGAAGGTGCTGGAGCTGGATGACTGGCTGGCCAGAATGCGTCGTAAGGTGCTGGGACGCTCCGGTGAGATCGCCAACAAGGAGCCGATAGGAGCGCTTCCGTACGCCGAAGAGATGTTGAAGAAGGTTCTTTCCGAACAGGGCGACGGGGGAACATCTGTAACTCAGGGCGAGCGCAAGCTGCTGGAGCATCTTAAAAGCAGGCTGGAAAATGATGACCGCCGCCTGGAAGCAGGGAATGAGTTTAATGAGATGATCGGACTGATTGACCAGATTTTAACCAGGTATTCCTCCGCGCAGTCCGCCCAGGGCAAACTGTCCGGAGAAGTGGCCCGCCTCAAGGCGCGGCTGGATAAGATTGATTCCCAGGGGAAATTCGGACCACGCAGATGAAGACTGTTGAACTTACGGACAAGGCCCTGGAAGACGCGTCTTACAGCTGGCAGAATTTTACGCCGATGTGCGTTTCCTGGCGGCAGATAATCCGCCGCAACGATGAGCCGCCTCCCTATCTATATAAAGAGCCGGCGCGCATTGTCTGGCACGGCTCCACCATCATGGAAGGAACAGTCCGGCGTTGCCGTCCCTCCTTTTCCGGCAACAGCTGGGCGTGGCAAATAGATGTGCATGACATCCTCAAACCTCTGGAAGGGACGCTTTGCTTTAACGCCTCCGGCAGCCTGAAAGGCGCTCTGTATGCCGCTGTGGAGGGCGGCAGCGGTGCGGATGCTCCGCGCAAAGTGTCTATTGCCGGGACGCTGAACCGCATCCTGAAAGATGCCCGCAAGCATGGATTGCTGGGGGCGGATGTAGGAATTCAGGTGGACGTTTCCCCCGCGGCCTGGGTGTGGAACACGGCCCTGGCATGCGATACTTACGCGGGCGTGTTGCGCAAGCTGTTGGGGGCACGCCCCGGCATGGTGTGCTGGGTTGATTATTCCGGTTCTTCTCCCGTGATCAGGGTTGCGGATGGTGCCGTCCTTCCTGCGGTCACGCTGGATCGCGCCGGGAATTTGCTGACGGCCATCGATTTGGACCCGCGCCATGACCTGGTTCCCCCTGCGGTGGGCGTGGTACTGACGGCCGGGAACATGGCCCGTCAATCCCAGGTTTGGCCGCGCGGGGCTTCCCTGCGCCAGGAGGGATGCGTAACCGTGCAGCTGGCCATGCCCGGAACCACACCGGAAACGGAAGACGAACCGCCCAGCTCCGAATCTCCCATCTGGTCTTTCTTAAAGCCCGAGATACTGGTGCTTGGAGACAAGCTGCCCACCGGACCTGATGACGCGGCCGAGTGGTGGCAGGGGAAAGTTCCCAAGCTGGCGGAAGTTCCGGGGGCGCGTTTCGGGGCTGTGAAGAAAACCGTTCTGAAAAACAAGGCCAGCGACGCCAGCAATTACAGCACGGCGGAAAGCGCCCAGGTTTATGAGTTGATCAAAGGGGATTTGTCGCCGGCATGCAAACTGATCAAGTGGTGTTATGTATCACTGACGCAGGAAGTTTATATCACGGTGCCGCCCCGTCCGGGGTTTGAATTGCTTTTTGGCAAGCAGAAGATCGTGAACGGCCAGAAACGCTGGTACAGCAAACTGACATGGAGGGGGCGCACGGTCAACACTCCCAGGCGTTGGTACAGGGCCGACAAGTCCGGGACAACGGGGCCGGAAGATGGTTCCTCAATACCGGACAAGCCGGACACAGGAGGGACAGAGCAAGAATGGCCGGATTATACCGGCGTCCTGCGGGATTATTATGAGATTACCCGGCAGCTTCCCTGGGAGGGGACGTTGCAGTCCTTGCGGGCCTTGTCTCCTGCCGGGCTGGTAGGCCGTCAATTATCCATTACAGGCGGCCGCGCGGAATGGGTGGATATGTCCACTGTGGTGCAAGGGGTAAACGTAGATTTAGCCGGTAACAGAACGTCTATTAACACAGGGGTGCCGGCGCATTTATCGTTGCAGGATATGATGGACCGCGCCAAGTCCCTGCAATCCGGCCAAGATGATCTGGACCAGGATGACCAGCAGGACAACCCGGTCCAGACTCTCCAATATGACGATGATGCCCGTAAATCTCCGGAGGCTCCCACTTTCGGGCCGGAAGGGGAAGTCGTCTGGACCGAGGCGCCCGACCGTCCAGCGGGTTTTGGGTTCCAGGTTGTCCTGGATTGGGATGACGATAATACTACCGTGACCGGCTATCGGTTGCGGCCGGGGCTGCTGCTGCTCAACGGGACGACGTTCTGCAACGCCGCCCCGGAACCTACCGAAGGAGACTGGTACAAGGGGGCCGTTACCAGTGGGGAAATTTGGCTCAATGTTAGGTTCAGCGGCAAAGGGAAGTACCAGGGCAGCACGGTAGCGTATTCACAAGGGCCTGTCAGTCCTCTTCGTCTCCAACCGGAGGAACCGGACGGGGAAGAGTTTTATTACTCCTTCCATCTGGCCACCATTACAGCCGATCATGAAGTCATCCAGTATGAACTGGGTTCCATCCAGATTCCCGTTCATGGCGGTTCCAATTATCCCTACGGCCCCGCCTAAACAAGAGAGAAATAACGATGATCAGAATTACCATTTTAACCTTCAATCGTGATGCGGCGCTATCCCTGGCGGCATTGCGTTGCGTGCGCCGGCGTTTGCCGGATGCCGCTGTAACGGTAGCCGATGATGGACACGATCCGGTCACGGCAGATGTGGCCGCCCAAATGCAAGCCCTGGGCGCCATGTATGTGCAGACGGATTTTCCACGGCGCGGCAACCTCAACGGCAGTTCCTGCGTGCGTGGCATCCTGGAAACGTTGCTGGACGGCACAGCCGATGACGATGTAGCCATCAAGCTGGATGCCGACACGGCATTGCGTTCTGACGGACCTGTGCGCCGGATGCTGGCGGCGGGTACGGAAGGCTTCGGCAGCTGCTGCGACGGCCGGATCATGTGCGGCCTGTGCTACGGGTTCACGGGTTCCGCGTTGCGCCGCATGCTGGCAGTTCTGGACCGTCTGCCCATTGGGGGTGACGATCCGGAGGATATAGCAACGGGACGCTTGGCCATGGCCGCAGGGGTTCCGCTTCACATAGAGCGGCCCTGGGCGGCATCACGGCCGGAGGGGCGCTGGGCGGCCTACCGCTGGCCAACGATGCCGGCAGTAGCCAAATATGATCGGCTGGACGTGGTGACGCTGGGCACTCTTCACATGCCCCGGCAGCAGATGGACGCAGCAGAGTTCATCCGCGTATTTGACGAGTTGGCCTCCAGGGACGTGATCGGGGAGTAGAGGGCAGTTCAAGCCGTTTTCAAGGGAGGTGCAACCAGGTTGCAATGGGGATGCAGCGGACAGACGTTCAAGGGCGTTTTTCCACAATGCTTGATAATTTTTCTACAAAGCATTGCGACGTTACACAAGGAGTGCGTGGATTGAAACCTGTACCCCGGATTCCGGAGGATAAAAACAATAGAAAGTCGCACTCCGCAAGGAGTGCGTGGATTGAAACTATTGCTCGTTGCTTGTCTGGCCGTCACAACATCCGTCGCACTCCGTAAGGAGTGCGTGGATTGAAAAAGAAAAAGCTCTTCGAGCTTGTTTGGTCTAGAGAGCTTTTTTTGTTCCATCATCTTGTTAAGTTGTCAGGAAGAGGGGTGATTATTGAGATTGAGTTCTGCCGGGGGGAGGGACTGGAGCAGATCCAGGATGGGGTCCTGTGGTGCAGCGCCCATTTCCCGCTGGCGTTTGAATTCCTCCTCTTCCTGCTGAAGGGCTGCCAGTTTGGTGTCTTCCACCAGCGCCTTGAATTTGTCCGCCTGAGAGTATTCCCCGTCCTCGTCCCGGAAAACACGGGCCAACCAGCGGCGTTTTTCTTCCGTACTGAGCAGAGGATTTTTCATGTGCCGGGGAATGTATTTTTATCCAGCAGGTTTCCGGCAAGCTGTTCTCCATCCGCAGTGGGCCGGTAAACATAAGGGCGACCGTCTCCAATACGGTTGACATATCCCTGCGCAATAAGATCCTGCAGGATATTGGTGACGGTATTAGGGTGCAGGCGTGTGGCTTCCGTAATGGTGCTGTGGCGCCTGTATCCGGCAATGACGGCCAGGATGACCTGGGCACTGCTGAGGCGGAAGTCCAGCCTGCGGACGTTGGAGGCAAATATCTGTATGAAATCCAGTGCTTTCATGAGCATGTATTCACAACTTATTATTATGTTATTTGCTTATTATTCTCATGTTATTCACATTCTTCCGTGCAAGAGGGCGATTTGGTTTTTCTCAGCAAATCCAGCAGCGGGTGGGAATCATTGGAAAAGCACTGCACCGCATTGACGGTAGCCGCCTGCGGAAGAATGATTTTATGGAATTCCTGGTTAAGATTCTGGCGCAGGCTTTGGTTGCCCGTCAGGGGCATGGCCAGTTTTTCTGCCAGCCGGGTGGCCAGTGCGTCCATGAAGAGGGGATCGAATTGGTCGGTGTTTTCAATATCGGCAATGTAGCTTAGGGGCAGCGGGGCGCAGGAAGCATGAATGCGGCGTCCCTGCATTTTCCATTCCGAGCATTCCACATCCAGCACGCGCAGGCAGTCTGCGGGCAGCGTGAATTGATAGGGGGTCAGGGAATTGGGCGCCTGTGCGGAAACGGAGTCCAGAGTGGTTTGCGTGGCGGCGAATGTCCAGCGCGCCATGCAAAGGGTTTCCCTGCGGGCCGGATGGTAATGAAGAACGCAAAGGCGGGATGCCGTGGATTCATTGGCAATCAGCGCGTCCAGAGGTGCCTCCCCTATTTTGGAGAGGGCCGCGTTGCAGATGTCCAGCGCGGATGGCGTATCCGGCTGAAGTAAGGATTCATTGATCATAGCGCCCTATGTTTTGGAGGAAACGGATGCGGAATGCATCACGTTTGGAGGCGACCTCTTTGATGCCACCAATGGCATGTATGCGTCCGGTTTTTCCTCAGGTGCATTTTTTGCCGATTTGTTTATTTGATAAATGCAAGCACTTGCCCGGATTGTTCGGGCAGGTGGAGAGAGCTCCCTTTCCTTCCATGGGAAAAGAACGCTCCCGCCGCATGGATTGTCTGTGAGGCGGGCGTCCGGCATCCTCTGGAGCCTTATATCCGGCAGAAGGGAAGGGGAATCAGTATCAACCATGAATAGAAAGCAAAAGAAATTATGGGATTTATGAAACCGTCCACACCTTCCGCTTCTGCTCCAGAGCAGACCATCCCGGTCAAGGCGGAGAGCGTGGAACAAGAAGTAGGGGAAGATTATCAGGCCCGGGAACGGCAGAGGCAGGGAATGATTTCCACCATTCTGGCGCGCCGTCATTCTTCCTCCGGGCAGGGGGAGGTTAATCCGCGGACTCTGCTTAGGAAAACTCTGGGATAGGCGCTGCCATGGAAGAAAGAACTGCGGAATTGAATTCCGTGTACAAGTCCCTGGCCGCCCAGCGCGCGCCATGGGAAACGTGGTGGGACCGTCTGAGGGATTACGTGCTGCCTCGCCGCCTGAATCGGGAAGGGGAGGTTTCCCTACCCAACAGGGACGCCATGGACCGCATGACGGATACTACTGCCGTGGAGGCATGCCAGAAGCTGGCCAGCGGCCATATGTCCTATATTACGCCCAGCCATGACGTATGGTTCAAGTGGTCGGCTCCGGATGACCGGGGAGGCGACGAGGCGGAGGCCTGGTATAACCAGTGTTCGGAAATTGCCCTGAAAGAATTGTCCGTTTCCAATTTTTATACGGAGATTCATGAGTGTTTTCTGGACCGGGTGGCTTTGGGGACCGGAAGCCTGTTTACGGGCACATCCTCGGACGGAAGGCTGTTGTTTACCAATATTCCGTGCGGACAGTTCGCCTGTGCGGAGAATGCGGAAGGCCGGGTGGATACCTACGTCAGGGAGTTTACCTACACGGCTCATCAGGCACGCTCCATGTTCGGGGTGAAAGCTCTGGGGCCCAAGGCTCGGGAAGTTCTGGAGCGCGGAGGCAATCCGTATGCCACAACTCTGAGGTTTCTGCATGTGGTGCGCCCGCGCACCCGGCGCAGCCGCCGCAGGGAGCAGGCCTCCCACATGCCGTTTGAAAGCGTTTACCTGTCTCTGGACGACCAGGTGATCGTGGAGGAAGGGGGATACATGGAGTTCCCTTATCTGGTAACCCGCTTTTTGAAGTGGGGCAGCGGCCCGTACGGTCTGGCTCCCGGCAGGCTGGTGTTTCCCGCCATCCAGCAGGTGCAGTTCCTGAACCGTATTCTGGACACTCTTGGCGAGGTGGCCGCCTTTCCCCGTATTCTGGAGCTCGCCAACCAGATTGGGGAAGTGGATTTGCGGGCCGGCGGCAGGACCGTCATTACCCCGGAGGCCGCTTCCCTTCACCTTCCCCGGGAATGGGCTACGCAGGGCAAGTATGATGTTGGGATGGACCGTCTGGCACAGAAGCAGGATGCGATACGCCGTGCCTATTATCTGCCCATGCTGGAGCTTTGGAGCGGGCACCGCGGCAATATGACTGCCACGGAGGTCATGGCGCGGGAGAATGAGCGCGTCTTGATGTTTTCTCCTTCCTTCACGCTGTTTGTGAGTGATCTGTATTCCACAATGACACGCATTTTTTCCCTGCTGTTCCGGATGGGCAAGTTTCCCAGGCCACCCCGTGCGGTATTGAGGGTAGGGAGGGACGGCTCCGTTGCCGTGGGAGAACCCAGGGTTGTCTATCAGTCAAAGATTGCCCTGGTGCTCAGGCGCTTGCAGAGTGAAGGGATGGACCGCAGCCTTCAGCGGCTGAATATGATGATGCAGGCTGCCCCGGATTTGGCGGATCATGTGGACTGGGACCACTGTTTCCGCCTGTCCGCCCGTGTGGACGGCGCCCCGGAGAGCATGCTGAGGCCCTGGGCCGATGTCCGTGCCATGCGGAAGGAACGGGAGGACCTCCAGCAGGGAGCCTCCCTGGCTCCGGCGGAAGAGGATCCTTATGCTTCCCTCAATCCCTTGCTTGACCAGTTAACCGCGATTCAGAAATGAACCAGGATACGACATTGCAGCAGGAGGCCTCCGTCCGGGAGGCCCGTTTCAAAAGGCGCCAGCTTCTCCGGGTGTTTGACACCCCGGACGGGCGTGAGACTCTTTCCTTTCTGGAAGCCCGTTTCCAGACTGATTTGCCCGTTTTTCAAGGAAGTCCGGGGAATTACGATCCTCTGGACGCCATGAGAAGGGATGCCTACAGGGAGATCTTTCTGTACATCCGCCGCCAGCTCCAATTAGCCATTAAAGAAACCACAGAAGAAGAGAAAAATGATTGATTCCATTGATAACAGCATGGCCGCTCCTTTCAGGGATGCGGTGGGTTCCGGGGCCGTTTCCCCGGAGACGGACGCGCTGTCCGAAACCGCAGTTCAAACTGAACCTTTTCCTCCCCTTCTGGGTGAGGACGGAGGTTTTGCTCCGGATTGGTACGCCCGGTTTGATGAGTTGAAAGGGATGGAGAAATCTCTTTCCAAGTTTAAGACGCCGGAGGCTCTGGCGAAGAGTTACGCGGAGCTGGAACGCCTGCGACGTTATCCCGGTGTGGAGAATGAAGAACAGATGGCGCGGTTCCGCCGGCTGGCCGGATTGCCGGAGTCGGAGGAAGAATACCGTCTGGAACGTCCTGAATCCACGCCGGAAAGCGAATGGAATGCCGGGCTGGCAGAGCGTATGGCCCGCACGGCCTATCGTTACGGAGTACCGCCGGAGGCAATGAATGCTCTTCAGGAGACAATGGCCCAGGCATATGACGAGGCCCGTGAGCACATGGAAGATGCCCGGATGGAGATGGAAATGCAGGCGGAACAATCCCTTCAGCAGGAATGGGGCGCCAATTATGAACGCAACATGGGCAGGGCTGCCGCCGTTCTTCGGCGGCTTGCCTCTGAAACAGGGGTGGATGCGGATGCTTTACTGGATAATCCGGGACTCGGTTCCAATCCGGATGCAATCCGCCTGTTGTACCAGGCATCACGCCTGCTTGATGAAGCTCCTCTCCATCATACAGGAAATGCGGCGCCTTCCCCTGCGGAGGAAGCCATGCGGATGGAATCGGATCCATCCCATCCTCTTTATGAGGCGTATATGAATGTGAACCATCCCAATCATAAATATGCCAATGAGTTATATGATCGTTTGACTACCCGTTAA